AAGCCCTCCGCTTCAGGAGAGCACGATGGATCTTCAGCAGATCGCACGATTCCACAACGAACGAAACCGCCTGTTTCAGCGGCGAGACGGCTCGCAGCTCATCCTCGACGCAGCGACGTACGAGACGATGGCGGATCAACTTCCCGGCATGGATCACGAGCGCAGCATGGCTGCGCTCGTTCGCTATCGGGAGCGCAAGCCATACAAAGGCTTTTACTGGGAAGGATTCATGGCTGAGTACGGTCGCGACGGGACGGGCGCGCCCGCTTCGCGCGCGCCCGCCCGCGCTCCTCAGGATTTGACGGCGGCGCTGGACGCCGCCGCAAAGCGCGAGCAGGCGAACGAGCTGGAGGACTTTGACGCGCTGCCGCCTGAGTTCGTCGCCGAGTGCGCGAAGCGCTACGCGGAGTGGGGCATTCCGGCGCGCCGCGTCGAGCGCTCGTGGCGCATCCTGTGCATCGACGCCTACAACGGCCGAGACGTCGAGCCGTACCGGATCCATCACCGGCGCGAACTGGTGCGCCGGGTCAATGCTCGCGAGGAGATGGATCGGCAAAGCATGATTGAGCAGCTGCGAATACAGATTTGGCGGCTCGAAGCCGAGAACGAGCACCTTGCGAGGCCGAGCGACCTTCCGTTCTAAGGGGGACCGATGGGTATGAAATCGCGTGCAAAGGGGAAGAGGGGCGAACTTGAGGCCGCGCACGAACTGTCCCGAATGGGGCTCGAATCGCGCCGAGCCGTCCAGTACAACGGCATGGCCGGTGACGCTGACCTCAGGTGCGATGCAGTCCGCATTCACTTCGAGGTGAAGCTGCAGGAGCAGATGCACCCGTACAAATGGATGGCTCAGGCCATCGCCGATTGCAAGCGAGGATCGAGCAGAAAGCCCGTCGTGATCGCTCGACGCAGTCGAGATGAATGGCTGGTGATCCATCGCCTTTCCGACTGGCCAGAAATCGCAAGGGAGATCAATGAGGCGCTCATTCGACGCACGGCTACCGATTCCAGCGATCCAGTTCGAGGCGAAGGCGAAGGCCCAGCGCGAGCGTGAGCAGGGCACGCATTGTGGCTGGAAGTGGAGACGCTTCCGAAACGCCGTGCTCATGCGTTCGCCGTTGTGCGTCGACTGCGGTCGGCTCGGTGAAGAGGTGCACCACCTGATCCCCCGATCGAGAGCGCCGGAACTGATGTACGACGCCACAAACGTGGTTGTGTTGTGCTCGAAGTGCCACGAGCAGCGCCATCGTTAGGTATGGTGTCCGTTAGGTCCGCGATAGGGGGGGGTAAGGCCGTCGGCCGTCACCTTCGAGGTGCCCCCTTTCGCACCCGTTCAAAAAACTGGCATGGCTACCGCGCAGGAAACCGTCGAAACGTACGCCGATGACGTCCTCTCCGGCCGGGTGGTCGCCGGAAAGTGGATCTACGCTGCGGCGTCGAGGTTTCGGCGCGACCTTGAGCGCGCCGACCTCGTGATGGATTGGCCTGCGGTCGAGAAGGCGGTCGCGTTCTTCGCCTCGCTCGACCTCGTCGGCGAGGACACCGGAAAGGCGTTTGAGCTGCACCCGTGGCAGGCGTTCGCGGTCGCGAACCTCGTCGGCTGGCGGCACGCCGACGGCGCGCGGCGGTTCACCCTCGGCATCCTTCAGGTCGCCCGCGGCAACGGCAAGACTACGTTGCTCGCGGGGCTCGCGCTGTGGAACCTCTGCGGCGGCAACGGACGCCGCATCCACGTCCTCGCGAACAAGCTTGAGCAGGCCATGATCCTGATCGACACCGCCAGGACGATGGCCAAGCGGCTTGCCGCCGACGGCATGGAGGTCCGGCGGGACTCGATCGTCAGGCCGGAAGCCGACTCGGAACTCTCGCCGCTGACCGCGCGCGAGACGTCGCTTGACGGCCTGAACCCGTCGTTGTGGATTGCCGACGAGGCCGCCGAGTACCGCGGTCACATCCTGAACAAGCTGATCACGACCGGCATCAAGCGCCGCGACACGTTCGGCGTGGTGATCTCGACCCCTGGCAGCAACCCGGAGACGCACTACGAGACCCTCTGTGAGCAGGCGCGCGCCGTGATGAGCGGCGAGGCTCAGGATGATTCCCTGTTCGCGATGCTGTTCGGGCTCGACGCGAACGACGAAATCGGCGACGAGTCGGCGTGGCCGAAGGCGAATCCCGGCATGGCTCACGGCCAGCCGACGGCCTCGAGCCTGCGGCGGCAATGGTCGGCCATGAAGCGCGACCCGATCCAGCGCGCGGACTTCTGCCGCTACCATTGCGCGCGGCTCAACGAGGACGAGGGCGGCTGGCTCGACATGAGTCTGTTTCCCGGCGACGAGACGCCGGACTGGAAGGCGATCGGCCGCCGGCAGGCCTGGCTTGGCATTGACCTCTCGCGCACTCTCGATATGAGCGTGGTCACCGTCGCCGTTCCGCTCGATGACGGCCGGGTCGCGATCCGCGGGCACTACTGGTGGCCGCGCGCGAACGTGCTCCAGCGCGAGCTCGACTACCGAATGCCGATCCGCCGGTGGGCCGAGGAGGGAAAGATCACCCTCACGCCGTCGGCCGAAATCGACCACGAGGCCATTTGCCGCCGGGTGATCGAGATCGGCGAGGAGTTTGACGTGCAGATCGTTGGCTTTGACGCATGGGGTGCCAAGTACTTGGCCGAGCGCCTCGCCGGTGAAGGCGTACCGATTCAGGCGTACCGGATGAACAACTCGACGTTCGCGCCGGGTTGCCAGTTGTGGCAGAACCTCTGGGCCGGGAAGCGGCTCGTGATCGGCGACGATCCGATCCTGCGGCGCGCCTGCGCCGAGGCGATCGCGAAGCGCGACATGAATGGTTACGTCCGACCGGAGAAGCGCCGCGAGCATTGCGCGATCGACCCGCTCGTGGCCGCGATCATGGCCGTGCACGTATGGGGTGGACGCCGCGCAAGTTGTTACGAAAATGAAGTTTAGTTCGAGACATAAATAGCAACTTGTGCTTTCGTTCCGGCGTGATCCGGAACCTAATACAGAGATGGCTCGGACACTATCCGACCCACGGCATACTTCTCCCGAGTTATGACTCGGCCGGTATCCCGTCGGTGACGCCGTCGAGCGCACTCGCGTACACGCCGGTGTACCGCGCGGCGTCCCTGATCGCGAACGACGTCGCGCGCACCGAGATGTACGTCGAGGACGTGACGCTCGGACGCCTGCTTGAGAATCCGAACCGATGGCAGAACGGATTTGAGTTCCGCCGCGCGATGACGCTGCAATGCCTGCTCTACGGCAATGCGTTCGCGCTGATCAACCGGACGCTCGGCGGCGAGCTGCTTGAGCTGCTGCCGCTCGACATCGAAAGCGTCTCGCTTGATCTCTCGAAGGCCGAGCCGTTCTACAAGACGCGCCAGTACGGCGACGTTCCGACGGACGCGATGCTCCACATCCGCGCCATCGGTCTCGACGGGCTATGGGGCGAGTCGCCGGTCCGCCTCTGCCGGACCTCGCTCCAAGTCCTCGCGAGTCAGGAGAACGCGCAGCTCGAAGTGATGAAGAACGCCGGAAACCCGAAACTCGCGTTCGTGCATCCGGGTCCGCTCAGCGAGGCTGCGCGGCAGTCGATCTCCGAGAAGTTCGTGCAGTCGCATTCCGGCGCGCAGAACGCAGGCCGACCGCTCGTTCTCGCCGAAGGTATGCGCGTCGAGCGGATCTCGTCGACCCTCGACGACAACGGAATCGCGGCGGCTCGGAAGTACTCGATCGAGGACGTCTCGCGCATCTACGGCGTCCCGACGTCCTACCTGAGCGAGCACACCACGACGGCATTCGGCTCGATGGAGTGGCTCAGCCGGATGTACGTCGATGCTTGCCTGTCGCATTGGTTCGCGACCTGGCACTCGGAACTGAAGGCTAAGGTCGCGCCGTTCAGCGCGATCCGATTCGATACCGACACGATCGCGCGTCCGTCGCTGGCCGAGCAGTTCGCCGCGCTGAGGACCGGCGTCGAGTCCGGCGTGATCACGCGCAACGAGGCGCGCGAGTGGCTCGACCTCGATCCGCTGCCGGGGCTCGATGAGCCCATCGTCGCGAAGAACATGGGAACCGGCGGCGGCGGCACCAACCTCGGCAGCGACACCAGCGAGGAAGCGGGGAGCGTGAATGACTTCACTTGAGCGCCGCAGCATCGCCATCGAGAAGCCGACGGGCCGCACCCTGAGCGGACTTGCCGTCCCCTACGGCAAGTGGTCGCGCGAGATCTCCGAGCCGTTCGCGCCCCAGTTCCGCGAGAAGATCGCGCGCGGCGCGTTCGGCGACGTCGGCGCGCTCGACATCAAGCTGCTGTTCAATCACGACGGCGGCGCGCTCCTCGCGCGCACGCGCAGCGGCACGCTGCGGCTGACCGATACGGCCGCTGGCCTGCGGTTCGACGCCGATCTCGCCGACACCACCGTCGGGAACGACGTGCGCGAACTGATCGCGCGCGGCGACCTGAGCGGCGAAATGTCGTTCGGGTTCTACGTCGACAAGGACGAATGGAACCCGCGACGAACCGAACGCACCGTCACCGCCGCGCGGCTCGTCGAGCTCAGCGTGGTGGTGGACGCGGCGTACGGCGACAGGACCTTTTCGAGCCTGCGGAGCGTTTCCGCGGCTGCACTCGAAGCCGCGGCGCTGCGGCTCGAAATCCACCAGTACAGGATGAGCAATGTCTGACGAACTGAACAACCTTGAGAACACCGTCCACGAGTACCGCAAGACCCTCGACGCATTCGCGGCGCGAACGGGTGCGAGGACGCACCACGTCGAGACCCGAGGCAGCGGCGAGGAGCGCGAGAAGCTCGCGCGCATCGACGCCGACCTCGACGCAGTCGAGCGTGCCGCGCAGGATCGCGCGGCCCTTCGCGCCGCGAACGATCGCATCGCCGCGCTCGAATCGCGCATGGCCGAACCCCAGTTCAAGCCGGTTGCGACCCGCAACTCGGTCCTCGACGTTTCCTCGAAGGAGTACGCCGAGCGTTGGCTCAAGGCCGTCGCGCGCGGTGACGCCGCGGAACTTCGCGTTCTCTCGACCGGCACGAGTGGCGCTGGCATCCCGACCGACATGGAGCGCCGGATTGTCGAGAGGATGTATCAGGCAAGCGTCCTGCGCTCGATCTCGAAGGTGTCCACCATCGACTCGAAGCGCACGATCACCGTTGAGGGTTCGCTCCCGACTTCGGCGCTCGTCGCCGAGCAGGGTGCCATCACTCCCGCCGACCCGTCGTTCGCGAGCGTGTCGGTTGTGCCGTACAAGTTCGTTTGCGCGACCACGATGTCTCAGGAGTTCATCGAGGACGCGATCGGGCAAGGCGGCATCGGAACCGGAATGCAGTACGTGGCCGATCGCTGCGGCGTCTCGCTCGCCAAGATCACGGATCAGTACTACACGGTCGGAACCGGATCCTCCGAGCCGCAGGGCATCGGCGACACCGGAAGCGCGAACTGGGCGACCACCAACACCGGACGCATCATCAATCAGGGTGTCGTGCTCGCCGAGGACGCTGGCGCGTCGGCGATCACCGGCGACAACATCATCGACTGCGTTCACGCGGTTGGTCCTCAGTACCGCGTCGGAAACTTCCG